CCGAAGAGGTCGAGACACACCTGAGAAAGCGCGCAGAGCTCCAGCGTCGAGTAGTCACAGGCTACGAACACCGTGCCTTCTCGGGGCACATAGGCCTCTCGTATTCCTCCAGCCCTGGGGATGTTCTGAATGTTAGGGCGAAAGCTGCTTGTCCTACCCGACTCCTTAAGAAGAGCGTAGGATGGGTTAAGCGGGTGCTCTGTTCCCTGCTTGAGCACGGGAATGTAGGTAGTCAGTAGCTTCTCGGCGTTAGTCTCGGAGCCGAGCTCTGCTAAGAGTTCATCGCCGCTGTCCTTCAACACCTGCCGAGCCGTAGACACAGCTCCCTTCTCAGTCAGCGGGGCTTCTGCTCCGCGCTTCTTGTAGGCAGCTTCTACGCGTTCTCGAAGAGCAGCCATGTTCTTAGAGCGCTTCACTTCGCCTTTGACCTTACGCTCCTTCATCAAGCCTTCGTCGAGCAGCATCTTCTGAAGCTTAGCTACTCGAGGAGCTAACTCTTTCTCCAGCTTGCTGACTTGGGCAGCGTCTGTCCTTATGCCCCAGAGTGTGATGAGGTGCAGCCCCCAAGCGGCGCACATCTGCTCGTCTTCATTGGTGACGCCGTCGGGGCCAGCGTAGGGAGTGCCTTCCCACTCGAAGGGCTCTGCCTGTTTCTGGTAGACCTTGTATGTCCACTTGGCGTCATCGAGCGCATACAGGATCGCTTCCTCTGGCCAGTCGTCTAAAGGGGTCCCGTCGAGCTCGTGGTACCGAAGGCGCCAGACGTCCTCGCCTTGCTTGGTGCTGCTGAGGTCTACCTTGAAGTGGTTGAAGACCACCTGCGCGAGGTTGAACTTAGCGGGCTTGCGAATGGCGTAGTCGAAGGTCAGCCTGCCTTGAGCAAGGAACAACAACTGCTCCCGTATTCGGGTGTCCTTAATCCTGCCGGCGGCTATAGCTTCGAAGATTAACGGTAGCAGAGAGTCGTCCTCCGCGGCGAGAACGCCCAGGTCGTAGCTGACGTTGTGCCCCACGAGCACTGTCTGGGTGTCCAACAAGGCGTGTCTGAACCACTCTAAGGACTCCTCTCTTAGCAGGATGTCTTCTGTCTCTCCATCGTAGGTAGTAAGGCACACGAGCCGAGGGGCTACGCAGCCTTGTTTTATGAGGTGGGTTTCTGTGTCGAAGGCGATGATATTCATGCGTGTATAAAAGAAAACCCCCAGCAAGAGATTGCTCTCTCACTGGGGGCAGGGGTTCCCATCCCTCTTAGTTCTCCTCTCCCAAGGTCGACCAGTAGTGCTTGCTGAAAACACCACCGCGCTTTGTGGCTACCTCCTCCACAGTGCACGCAACCTTTCGGCCTGAGATCAAGTCTCCGGCTCCATCCACCATCTCGTTCATGAAGGTCTCATCCACCTCGGTCTCGTCTGCGCCAGAAGCGGCGACAGCGAAAGCCTTGATATCAGAGAGAGCCATCTCGGGGTAATCACCTCCGAGACGAACTACCCAACTGGCGCGAGCACCGGGACGGATGCTTTCTGAACTGGTCTCTGTGACCGTAGACTCCACGATGAAGAACGTCTTGTTTCCGACCTTCGAGTTAGCGATCTTGCAGCGCTCGATCACAAGCTCATGGTCTCCTGCTGGCAGGAAGACGCCCTTCTGCTCCGAAGTCTTCACTCCTCCGATTCCACCGAATACACCCATTTCTATCTCCATTACCTGTATCTACTTCAGGTTTCTATTTTTTATTTCAGGGTACCCATCTGGGTACCCCCTCAGTATAGCCCGGTCGAAAGACCGCGCAAGTATTAAAGCCAAGAAGCCGCCAAGATTTTCATGCGGTTGCCCTGAGTGTCTTGGATATAACGGGCTATCTCCCTGGCCTTTTCGATATCTTCTACAACGCTTGAGTGTTGTTCAAAGTAGTGCACATACACTTCATCTGCCTCTTGACCTACCCGGTGCGTGCGGCCTATGAGCTGCTCCAGTGTCGAGCCGTTGGGTAGGAAAGCGGTCAGCAAGTTTCGAGACCAGCGCTGCAGGTTCTTACCCGTGCCATGTGCTTTGACGGACATAGCGCAGTGGTGGGCGGGCTTGTCGGGTATGTCTTGTCCAGCACCGTAGGTAGTTAATCCCTCGTCTCTGAACTTCTGTAGCACCGCTTTGTGCTCACACCACACGATGGTAGGTGTCTCCGCTTGGTCGAGGAACTCTCTAACTCGGCTAATGAGATACTCGTTTATCCATACAGTACGCACGGGCGGGGCTGGTCTGTGTCTCACCTGAGCCCAGTCGTGCCAGGCTTGCACGAGCACTCTGTCGGGGCAGCTGTCTTGCTGTGCCCACATGGCGACGAGCAGCGGGCTGTCTCTCCCTTCTCGGGACCTGCTGAGTACTCTCCTGACCTGTCGGTGCCAGTGAGCTCTGGCTTCTAACCACTGATAATCAGGTTCGCCGTTAGGCCAGACCCACTCGTAGTAGAACCCGCAGAGTAGCTGTCGGCGATAGCGCGCCATGCTCAGGGCGTCTTCGATCTCTTCTCCACTGGGCGTGCACCAGTTGTTCTTGAGGTCGTTGAGTGCTCTTCTCACGTCCGCTGGTAGGGACAGGTCTTCCTTCTTCATGTAGATAGACGCGCCCGAAGAGACTTCTTGAGTCAGCGTCACTCCTGGGCACGTCTCGAGTCTGCGAAAGAAAGCTTGTCGGGCGGTGCCGCTGTACTGCATCGTCAGGGGGGAGAACCTTTGGCGCTCGTAGAGGTCTGCTTCTCCGCCGACATCTATGTTTGCTGCCCACACTTGCAGCTCCCAGAAGTCGAGGGGCACAGGAGCTCTCTCGCGCAAGGCCAGCTCCACGAGATGAGCATAGTCAGCCAAGCCCTTAGAAGTGAAGGTGCCGCTAAGACCCACGAACTTAGTCGACGGGTTGTTCTGGAAGTAGCGGATGACTCTCTTAGTGCGTGCCGCCGTGCGGTGTCGGAGGTGGTGGCACTCGTCGGCTATGATCAAGTCGGGTTTGTACTGCTCTAATAAACGAGAACCTGACGCTACCGATAGCTTGCCGTAGCTGAGCACTCTCAGCCCGGGGTGTATGCGGAAGTGGTCTCGGAACTTGTCGAGCTCTTTCCTCGTCTGGTTTACCAGCGAAGGAGGGACCAGCAGCAGCGGGCGTTCAGAGCGGAGAGCTGTGGGGGCAAGAGCGCTGATAAGGAACTTCCCGTGGCCCACGCCGATGGGTGCAACGAGACCGTTGCATTGTTGTAGCTCGTACAGAGCCTCGCTCTGGATAGGGCGAAGCGAGTACCTACCATTTGGTAGGGAGTACTTGTCTGTCTGGTCTGGTGCGTTCCCTTGTCTCGTCGGGAGGGCAAGGACGCGTCGCACTCCGGGCATGTGCTCAGCGGGGGCTCTCCTCTGGCGGAGACTTTCGAGAGTGCTCACTCTTGTTCCCCGTGGAACACTATGAATAAAGGGGTGTGTTCCCCGGCGTAAGCTCCCTCGACGTTGAAGCACATGTGGTCTTCGGCGTCGGCCCAGCCCATCCCGTCCCTTATAAAGACTTCGACACAGGCGTCACGGTCGTAGACAGCGACGATGTTGTGCGATGGCCACGTGCTTGTCGTCCCCACCAGGGCATCGTCCAAACCGTCGCATAGCAGCGCCTCGGGTGAGTACTCTGCGAGGAACTCTCGTATGCGCTCAGAGCGAACCGTCATCCTTGATTCCTGTCGTTGCTGTAGCTGTCTGCGTACCAGCCTCCGCCTTTCAAGGCGAAGGATGTTCGAGACACCACTCGTTTAGTTTTCCCCTCGCACTTTCTGCAGGGAGTTTCTTTGTCTCTCTCGTCTACCTTACGCATCTCTTCTGTGAGTACGTTGCAGACGTCGCATTGGTATTCGTAGATGGGCATAAGAGCTCCAGGGGAAGAGCCTCCTCCCCTCCCTCTACAGCAGGAAAGGAGGAGGCCGGGTTTCAGGTGGGCTACTACCTGATGCCCTGAATCACGGAGTCTGCTGCTTGTACAAGCACAGTCTTACATGCCGCCCAGTAAGGGTTGTCGGAACTAACCAACACGTATCCCTTGAGGCTGCTGACCCGCAGAAGGCCAGCGACGTGACTCTTACCTTCTCCGTATTGCATCTGGAGAGGTGTGGCCACCTTGTTGTTCTCGGCCACCTTAGCTACCAGCGGGTAGATGAGGTCCTCGAACGACACTGCGCCTTTGATTCCCTTTACGGGAAGGCAGTCGATGTAGACCGTGAGGCCTGCTGTCTGCTTAGCTGGCTCCTCCTCGAGGATGACAGGCTTGGGATCTGGAGCTTTCTCCTTCTTCTTCTCTTCCTTCTTCCTCTGAGCAATGATGTCCTCCGAGGGGCGGCTCTCGCCAGTCTCGTGGTTATACGAGCCTCTGTGGGTGGGGAGTGCTGACGCTCGAACAACGGAGCCATCCGAGTAGCTCAGCGTACCGTCGGAGAAACGACAGGCCTTCTCGACGTAGTAGAGACGGACACGTCGAAGGTCAAGCACCTTGCCTACGATGGTCTTCGCAGCAACCTTGCCTATGCGCTGGATGTTACGGTCTCGCATGTGGGCCAGCAGCGCCTTGGCTGCTTCGTCATATGCCACGGAAGAGAAGTTATCCTTCGAGGGAACGGGCTCTGTGAAGGCCTCTGTAGATGGGGCTGCCTCCACTACCTCGACGGCCTCCACTACCTCGACGGCCTCGACGGCCTCGACAGTGCGAGAGGCGGTGTCCTCGGACAAGACACCCGTGGGCACGGACGTCCCGTTCGTGGGAGCTGGTGCTGCGTTGTTCGCCTTCTTTCTATTCCTAAGTTCTTGGAGTCTGCTCATGTTCGTTTCCTTCCTTTCTTCCGGTTTCTTATTTCCGACTTCTGATATTCCTGCAAACGGGTTCATCTCTACAGCCCCCAGTGCAGCGCAGGTGTCTGCAAAAGGGCAGCCTCCGAAAGCTCCGCAGGCAGAGAGGGTCGGAGGAACCTCCTCTACCGAGTCCAGGTAGGACGTCTGCTTCATCTCAGTGGCTAAGGCTACGAGCTTAGCCCACTGTTCTTCTACGTGTTCCCGAGTCAACTCTACGGATACCAAGCGGCTCTCGGGAGCGCCCTTAGTCTTCAGCTGAATATGTGCAACGATTACCTCGTTAGCTTCTGTGTGCTGCTCTAACGCGTACTGAGCGTAGGCAATCATCTGGGGGTCTGTTCCCAGCTGCTCTTCCGTCTTTGCCCACTTCCATGCGGAGGTGGTCTTGTAGTCGACGACTACGGGGCAGCTGGGGTCCATCGTATCGTAGAGGTCTATGAACCCAACCAAGGGCGGGTCGATAGACTCCATGCGAAGCGAGAGCTCCACATGAAGGTCCGTAGATGTGGGGATGTACTCGATAGCCGTGCGAGCTATGCGGCCCTCACGTGTGTCAGGTATCTCCGTGCCCTTCGAGACATAGTCTTCGAGCAACTCGTGGACGGTAGAGCCCAGCAACATGGCCGCGGACGGCTCAGGTCGGGGGGCATCGGTGCACTTTTCGATGTACCACTTGCGTTTGCAGAGGCTGTACGTCTTAAACTGAGAGGCGCTGACGTGTTCTATAGTACTCATGTGGGTACTTTAATCTTCTGACATCCGCGCGTCAAGCCTAATAACCTTATCTAATGTGTCTATGTGCGCGCTTCCGCTCTCCGGGTCTTCGTAAGAGCGTCCCTCGGGCAGTGGTATTCCTGGCTTCACCCACTCCCTAATCCTAATGCCGTTTTTCTGTCGGCGGTTTAGGGGGGCTGCTCCGCACTGGACCAGCAACCTACTCACCCGGTTAGTCGAGACCGTCAGGTTTCCGAGAGCCTTCGTACACGCATCGGAGATAGTGAAGATGTTGTCCCCCTTGCGCCCCAGCCAGTTGGCCAGGACGCTCAAGTAAGGGTCCTCGTTAGTGAACCTATCCTCCGCGATCTTTCGCTGTTCCGCTTCCATGGCTCGAGTCTGATGCCACTGCTCTCCTGCTCGGAAAGCCTCGACAGCCTCGGCCCATAGCTGCGAGCGGTTTCTCTTCAACCACTCAAGGTTTGTGTACTGGGTGACCTCGACAGGCCAGTACCGGCGTGAGCCCGACGGGTCTGTCAGAGGTCGGTCCTCGTTGGATGTAGCCACGATCACTGTGTGCCGCGGGAACTGCTGGACTGTCCGCTTATATGGCGGGCGATACAGGTCAACCGGCGAGGAGATAAATCCCTTTACCTTCTCGGCGTAGGACTTCTTGAAGGACGCGAGCTCTGCGACTTCGTAGATCCAAGCACGAGCAAGGCCCATGAACGCGTCTTTGTTATTCAGGTTTAGCTCGGTGTCGTCGAACCACTCGGGGCCTGCCAGCTCCCTAAGGATAGTTGACTTGCCAAGACCCTGGCGTCCTATGAGCATGAGAACAGTGTCGACCTTACAGCCGGGGCGATAAGCACGAGCAACACAGGAGATGAGAAACTTGCGAGCGACGTCCCTGTAGTAGTCGGACTCCTCGCAGCCTATGCCTTTCTCCATCCAGGTGTCTGCTCTGTTGATGCCGTCCCACTGCAGGGAGTCAAGCCATTCTACGAGAGGATTGCGTTTATTCTCGCAACAGATAAGCTCGATAACATCGAACATCATCTGCCTGTTCGGCTCGAAGTTGTAGTGAGAGCCTATCCACTTACGAAGATCGAACGTGTCCTCGTCGCGATAGACACGGTCATCCCGCATGTTCACAAAGGAACGCTCGTTAAACCAGAAGCGACCCTGCCATCGAGTGTCGACTGTTAGGATGTGGTACGTGTTGAACAGGTTGTTCCTGAAGTTACCGTCCCTGTTGGTTTGAAGAACACTGACGACAGCGGCCTGCTGCATCGGAGGAACGAACTCCCCGTCCCAATAAGTGTGTCCGTCCTGCGCCGATGTGCACACAAGGTACGGCTGGCCGATGTCATTGCGCGAGACGAACGCGCTATCTGTGCTGCTGCCCTCATGGAAGGGGCACTGCAGTCGGACACGATGGCCGTCTTCTCCGAGCTCTGCGTCCACTAAATCACGCAGCGTCGTGTAGCCCTGCTCAGTCCAGTTATCGAGGAGGGCTACCTCCGAGAAGTTAGGGCGACGGGCGGGGCCTGCTGTGTTGATCCCCGCGAAGGGGCTGCTTTGATCCCAAGAAGACTCGGGGCCTGCTGACGAAGAGCCCGTGGCCCGGTCGAAGACAACAGCGGGGATGTCGTCGGGCACGCGGTAAAGAGGACCTCCGCTGTGCGTTACGCGAACCTCGACAGGCTGGCCCTTGTTATTAAAAGAACCAGGGGGCCTGAGCAGGCGTGTGCCTGCATCCGATGCGGACGTGTCTGCAAGAGCATAGCCAGCCGCGGTATTCACAGAGTGGATTAACCACCGCGCAGCTAAGTTCATACGAGGGATGTCGCCGCCGCCACACTCCGTCCAGAAGTAGACGTGGTATCCGTAGCCGCTCATCACAACAACGGTAGGGGTGAGCTCCGCTCGCTCTAACATCTGGCTAAGCTCTTCCCAGTGCTCGGCGAGCAGGTCGTCTACCTCTTCTCGAGGAGACTCCGTCAGTATTCCTTTGAGCTCTCGAACACCCGGAGAGTCCGAGCCCAGCTGGTGGTGCAGGTAATCGACAGCGTCGAAGTCCATGGCAAGCACAGGGCAGCGGACTAAGTCGTCTTTCGTATGCGTAGGGGAACCGACGGGGAATAGACCCGTGGTTATATAGTCCTCCCCGTTGTGGGAACGGGAGGAGTACTCCGTCCCTTCGTCTGCGGGAGGGAGATGTGGGTACGACATGGAGGAACCTCAAGAGCGGCGTTGAGAAGGAGGTAGTAGTGTAGGGCACGCGCCTGAGCAGGGCAGGGTAAAGCCAGGGGACACCTCTGCCCCCCGGCAACCCTACACCAACTCCCTCTCTCCGAAGTTGCCCTCAAAGACAGGTCGGTCGTGTTCGAGGACACTATCGGAGAGCGTCTCTCAACGCAAGAGAAAATACACTAAATGTAGTGCTTACCCTGGGGTACCCATGTGGTTATGGATAACTCGGCAGTAGGGCCCTCCTATATGCATACAAGCCAGAGCAGTGCAGCGATTAGAGCAGAGACCAAGAAGACACAGGCGCTCTTCGAGAAGAACAGAGGAAACACAGGGTACCTCACATCTTCTTTACAAGATTCAGAGCGACGTCTTTACAAGTCAAGAAAGATTAGTGAAAAACCAGGAGAATAAGAAAATCACTAAAAAATAAGAGCCCAAAGGTTTGTTGCTGAACAGCACGATAAACACTAAAATCTATTGTATCGTCAACAGCAAATCTGTGGAAAACCCTACATGTGTATCAGATGTACGAATCTGCCCAGCACTTTTTTTCTGTGCCGGGCAGCGACATTCCAGGTTTAAGCCCAGCTATGAAAGGCGCTGCCCATTACTGAACAGGTGTTCATTTGGCCCTGCCGGGCAGCGATATGATAGGTTTAAGCCCGGATGTGAGACTCTCTGCCCGGGCTGCCCAGCACTTTTCAACCAACAATCTATACTGACCGGAGTATTTAAATAGAGCAGAGCAGCTAATAGTTTATTTTATTTACTCCCGCCATATACTATAGACGAACGCTTTGTGCCGGGCAGCCCGGGCAGCGGCTCGAAACACGTAGGTGCAAGCTGGGTTTTCGCTGCCCAGCAGAGCAGTAAAGCGTTTAGCTTATTAACCTGGTTCTACCTGGGCATCCACTGCCCGGGCACATTCTTTCCTTGACAGGATACCCTACATGTAGTACCTTCTACCCATGAGCACAATCAAAGCCTTCTTCCTCCCACAAGAGAGGTCCGACCATGTACTGTCCTAAGTGCAACACCAACACACGGGTCCTCTCCTCCCGCCGACACGATCACCCGCGCGGATGCTTAGCCGCCCGGCTCGCCAGGGAAGCCGCGTCCTGGTTCACGATGGACTGGGTATCTCGGGAGCGTAAGTGCAAGAACCCCGAGTGCGACTGGCGCGGAGCCACGATCGAGCTCCTCACGGAAGACCTGACCGCCGGCTGGCGGGCACGATACGCACGCCGGAACAAATGAGCGAGCTGCTCCCCTACCCGCCGGACATGTCCGCACTACCGGAGGCTAAGCACTGGGGCTGGACCGATGACCGCTGCCTCCAGTACCTGCACCCCGACGGCTACCTCACCGCTACCGGACTACCTCTCGAGTACCGACCACCCTCCCCGGGCCCCCGGAACACGACCGTTAAACACGCCGGCGGCGAGTACAACCGCTCCACCCAGGCGGGCACATGGGAGGGCTGGTTAGAGGCGGCGCACGTGGCGGCGGATTACCCGCATGCTTACAGCGCTCTCTACACGTCGATCGCCTCGCTCCTCCTGCCCATACTCGAAGTCGACAACTTCGGGATGGAGCTCTGTTCCATGACGAGCACGGGCAAGACCACTGCCCTTCACTTAGCGATGTCCGCCTGGGGAGACTACTACGACCTATACTCCTGCTGGGGCGACGGAGCGAGCCACCTCTACAAAGAGAGCTGCCAGGGCAGCGTACCCCGGACTCGCGACGAGGCTCAGCTCGCAACAACCAAGTCTCTCAAGAACTGGGTCTACAGCGTATCCGCTGGCCGGTTCGGCTCTTCGCGTTGGCGCAGCACCTTCTTCTCCGCGGGCGAGACCCCTGCCGGAGACCGGACCAAGATGCCCGGTATCTACGCTCGGGTAGTTTCCCTACGCGGTCCGCCCTTCGGGCACGACACAGCCCGCGGCGGCGAGGCAGCGGAAGAGGTGAATCAGATCTGCCGTTACCACTACGGGCACTTGTCCGTTCGGATGGCAAGCTACATGGTCGAGTACCACGACCGTCTATACCCAGCGCTAAAGGCCGCTTTCATCGGACGGTTTAACGAGCTGGTGCAGCGGCAATCCTCGGGCGCTTTCCGGCGGCACGCCCGCTACCTCGCGGCGATCCACGTGGCCGGTGACCTGGCTCACTCCCTCGGGCTACCGAGACCGCGGAGCTCCCTGTCCCCGCCGGACCTCCTGTACCGCAGCGCTGTGGACTGCTCGGGATGCGCCGACCTCCCCCGCAGGGCATTCGTACACATGTGCTTGTTCCTTAGAAGCAGGCAGGAGAACTTCCTCCAGCAGACCGTCGAGGGCTACACATCCCACACAGCGCTGCGCTTCGATTACCCGACGGAAGATCTTGCTGGTATCTGGGACTACGACAACCCATCCTGGCAGAGACTCTCCGTACTCCGCGGGTTTCTACACAGGAACAAGGCTTCCCTGTACACATGGCAGGCGCGATACACAGACACCTGGGAAGCTCGGGGCTACATCATCTCGGGCACGGCCCGCCACCTGAAGGCCGCAAAGAAGCTGCACCTCGCTAATCAGAATAGGAGGCAGCACACCTTCGCGGTTACACGGTCGCCGGTGCTGAACCTCTCGGGATTCCACGTGCAACGGGAGGAATACGAGCGAGCGTTAGAGGAGGCTCCCACCACCCACCCCGTCCTTTCAGCGCAGTACCCGAGCTGACGTCCCTCGGGCGGAAGGAGGGACCCGATACAATGACGCGGTTACCCCACCGGGCCCCGCGCACACGCTTTGCGCTAATGAGCGGAAGTAACCGCGAACACAGTAACAGCTTATAGAACCGGGGTCGCCCAGCACGGCGGGTTCTTCTTCCCAAGTCTGATCACATGCGCTCGATCTAAGTGCACCCAGCTGTCCGAGATCTCCACGTGCTTGCGACCCAGCCTCACCGGGGCATCGACCTTCTTGGCAAGCCAACCCACCTCGGGCCACTTGTCCTGCACAGCCACCTCGGGCTTGTACCAGGCAGATGGTTTCTCGGGTAAGGCGAGCGTCACCACGGGATGGTCACGGGGAACCAGCCTCTTCATAAGAGCCATACGCTCGAAGAGAGGGAGCTCACTCACCACGTCATGCACCACGATGTGGCCTGCTCGATCCCTTCTCCGGGTACCCATCACCAGCGTCCCAAGCAGCAGCTCGCCCTCGAAGTTCATCGGAGCCTCGCGGAACCAGACGGGGTTGAACTTAATCGACCTTCTCAGTCCGTCGTATACCGTGCACCTCCCTACGATAACCGGTCTTCTCATACCCTCGGATGGAACCCACGGCTGCAACACCCACCCCTCGGGCAGTGACCACGCTTCGGCCTTCTTATCGGGAGGACAGGGCAACGGGATATATCCTGCGCTCGTCATGCTTGAGCTCCCCCCTCTACACCGGGCAACGTGGCAAGCACCGTAGCGTTGTAGATGTCCTCGAGAGCGGCCTCGAAGAACTCCAGAGCTTGCTCGCCCGTCAGCCCCGCGGCGTAGGCTCCCGCCCCTGCGATCACCATCGTCTCGTACATGAAGTCTAAGCAGTCTTCTCTCGATTCCGACATGCCGTACTTCATCAGGGTTTCTAACATCGCGTGTCTAATCTCCCGCGCTGTCTCTGACTGCCCGGGCTCCCAGCTTTTCTTCTTACCCATGATTCACCACCTTCTTGTGTTGTTCGTCGGGATACACGCGGAGCTTCACGAAGCAGTGCTCCTCGCAGTTGTGGCACCATTGCGTCTCTGCGCTGCTGCCTGAGCCATACCAGTCGTCTGACTCACCTGTGTTCGGGTTAACCCACATGGCAACTTGGATGTCTTCGCTGCCGCACTCTACACACATGTATACTTCTCTCGCCATCACTCACCTCCTACGAGGACAAGCCTGTTGCGGGGGACACCGGTCTTCAGACCCTTGGCCATGCGGGCTGCGTACACAGCCTCTCGGACCGTGGGAATCTCCTCCTCGGTTAGCCAGACCTCACGGACCTTCGCTTCTGTGGAGCCCAGCCCCAAGAGCTTGGCCTGACGAACGTAGTCTGCGCCCCCGTACCGGTACTCCTTCCGGTCGGCGTATATCGCGCCGTCCCGGTATCTGTATCTCCGGGTCTTGATGTTGGACCCGGTGTCCGGTCCAGTCTTCAGCTCGGATTCCTCGTTGGGGCAGGGCTCCTTCACCCTACGCACGAGGGCCATCTCGTGGACCTCTATGTCCGGGTATCCAGCCAGGGATTCTAAAAGCTCCTCTGCATCCCAAGTATTGGGGTCTCCCTCGCTGGAGTCGATGACTATGATTCCGCTGATGTTTATCTGATATACCTTTTGCATTTCTATCTTCCTTCGTTCAAGTTCAGGGTTTCTAACAGGACTTCTCACTTGTCCCATTGCTTCAAGTGCTCGACTACTTCGTCCAGCGTGACGCGCACACCATGTGCGCTGTTAAGTTTTCGGTTGAGTCCAGACAGGTCATCAATCCACATCCTCACTCGCCGGGACTCTGGCTCGTCGACGGGCTCCTTGGGCTCGGCCAGGACATCCTCGACCCGACTCAGGACTTGACTGAGCACCTCCAGCTTGCCTTCCAAACTGTTTGCTCGTCTCTCTTCCTCGGACCCGTCCTCTGATTCCAGGAGCTCTAATCTAATCTGGTCTTCTATTTGCGCGAACGCATCCCACATAGCGTCAATCATCGCTCACCTCCCTTGTCGATTAAGCGCTGCGCTCGGTTGAGCCTTTCGACGACCCACTCGTCGCCGTCGTTGACCAGCTCCCAGACCATCGTGTCTATGTCTCCGTACTCGGTCAGGTCCAGCAGGTCCTTCACGGATTCTCTCAGCTCATCGCGCTCATCCTTCAAAGCGTTCCACTTCCAAACAGGTATCTCAATAGTAGGCACACCCATCACTCACCTCCCTTGACTTGTCCGCGACAAGCCTTCTTGTTCTTCTGCTTCTTCTTGTCGGGCATCGCGCCCGCCTTCCGATTGTGTGCGTGAACCGCAATCCAGTTTCGCTTCTTAAGCTTGGCCATTGCTCACCTCCTCATCCGAGAACTCCCTGTCCACGACTGCTTGAATCTCCCAGGACTCATCGACGAATCCCTTGTCTGCTAACTTGGAGAGGAGCTTTGAAATCTCCTCAATGATCTGTTCGGTTGTCACGCGACACCTCCGTTGACTCTGTCGATTACCACTTGAGCTCTTTTGCTCGGTTGCTTTGTGAGGAACCCCCTTGCTCTCCCTGCCCCGTAGGGCACGGGTCGGTCGAACTGGTCTGCTGTCGGGTCGAGCACCTCACCCTCCGCAGTCTGAATCCACCAGTGAACGCAGTCTCCCATGTTCACGGACATCGGCTTCAGGCCAGCCGACTTCCCACCCATCATGTGGTACAGCGCTTCGCTTGCAACGTAGCAGTGACCAGTCATCGGGTGGGCTCCCGCCTCGACCTGCTTCCTGAAGACGGGCTTCAGCAAGCTCGGGTCGAGTACCTGTCTAATCTCGTTAATCATGCTGCACCTTCCTTCGACAGGCGCATCGCATCTGCGATGATTCCCTGCATTTGAGACACTGCCTGTCTGAAGTGGTTCTTTCGGATCATTAGGAGGGGGTCAATCATTCCGGGTGTCTCTGCGAGCGCATCCACGGCAGGTAGGACGTGGTGTTGCAGCAGAGCCGACAGAAGCGCGTGGGCCTCGCGAGGATACAGCTCTTCGATGTCCTCCTCTTTGATCTCGACCGTGTGCTGCTCCTCATCGAACTCGACTGTGACGTCCGAGCTTACGTCGACGGTCTCGTCGCCGATGCTAATCTCGCCGGTGACTTCGATGGTCCTCTCGTCGGGCTGGATGTGCTTGTAAACAGTAAATAGTGTGGTTGCTGACATCTGGCTGACTCCGCTGAGCTAAATAAATATTATAACTATTATAAGTATTATAACTATTTCGATTACTCTGGTGAGAAGGGGTGATTCCCGACTCACTCATAGTGTAACAGGTCCTACATGTAGTGCAAGTATTATTTTATATTCGCAGTACTGCGCTCTATTTGACAACATTTATTTAGAGAGACGTGCATGCGCGTCGATACTGTGATATGATCTATGTATGACCGAAGAACAGACAGCGCTGAGCCCCGAGACCCCCGGTATCGAGGAAGTTCTGCGCATGTTGCGCGCAGATGCGATGTTTGCGGCGACCCCCGAACTACGGGCGATCTGTTGTCGCCTGTTATCTGCGGGCTACACTCCCCGAGACACCGCTTTAAAGCTTAAAATACCGGAGAGCGTTATCTGGGGCTGGCGCGGCGAGGACGATATCAAGCAGGCGATTAACGACGGGAAAGAGCATCGTCGTAAGGTGCTCTCATCCCAGCTCGAAGGCGCCGCGATGGATGCGCTCGACGCTCTCCGCGGTGTGCTCGCCGACCCGGACGTCCCGGCCCGGGATAAGATCAAGGCAGCGGAGGGGATCCTCGACCGCTGCGGGATTGCGCCGGCTACCAAGGCCGGAGCCGACCAACCAACCGGACCTGTGATAATCGATGTTGACTTCGATGAGCGCCTGGCCCGGATCGTAGCCACGGGACAGACCTGATGCACTGCAAAGACCCGCTCGCCCTCGCCCGGATGTCTGCCGGAGCGCCGGACTTCTCCGGTCCCGGATTCTCTGAAGCTCGTAAGATTATTCTAATCGCGCCGGACATTTCCCCGGACATCCCGCAGGCGCCGGACACCGGACATGCCGGATCTAACGAGCATCATCAGGAGCTGCTTAAGATTGCCGACCAGCTCGACGACGCCTCCGAGAAACACGCGGGCCAAGCTAAACGGATTCGTGAGCTTTGCGCTAAGATGATGGGCAAAGAAGAGGCCCCGCCCGATAGTACGGGCGAGGCCATGGAGCTCGAGTAGGGCAGGGCTACAGCCCTAAGAAGAACCAGAGCCCCAGCGCGAAGCAGACGAAGCAGGCGAGGAGCTCGACGTTAGCGGCGCTCATCTTCGCGCCCTTCGTCGGGTACGTTCCCAGTATGCAAGCCGCTTAGTATATTTAAAGTAGAACATGAGACCTCCGGGTAGTTTTGAATCTTGCCCAGGATATGTGGTGTAGGGTTATTGCTTGGCTATCCCATATCGAGGATGGAATAGCGACCGTCCAAGCCTCGGTCAATAATCCAGCTAAGAGTGCTGATACCCTTGGCTTCCGCACGCTCGATGAATGCGACGGCCTCGGCCTCGGTATAGAAGATGTCGATAGTTTTCCAGTTCATAGTTACTCCTCGGTTTATTGTCTGTGATAGTCGATGTTCTCTACCGTCGGGTCCCAGCAGGCACGACAAGGGCCGCACTTGTTCCCGCGGGTACTGGCCTCGCACTCGAAGCCTTGTCCTGACTCCACTGTGGACGTCAGGTGACCTTCGAAGCTCTTAGGAGGCGTCTGGCCTACCATCGGAGCGGACAAGCGAACCACGAGGTTCTCAGGCCATGTCTCGCCAAGCTCAGCGCGCACAGCTTTAACCATGCGACTCTCTTTCGTGGGCATCCAGCACCGAACCCAAGGAGCGAGCCTCGCCACAGCTACCCACATGAGCAGGTGCTCTCTCGACTGGAGGTCTCCGCTATCGTGGATGCGGAAGTAGGGGTCCGCTTCCTTCGTGTAGTGGCTGACCAGGCGGGCCATGGCCTCTACCCAGCGCGGATGTCCGAGCGCTTGAAAGCGAGACTCGAGCCCGTTCCTGACGTCAGGGTAAAGATAGTTACCACGGAACGCGTAACATTTAGCGCATACCGAGCCCGCTATTTTAGCCAGCTTGGCTCCTGTCTTGCAGTGCTCAGCAGGTATAGCGGTTGAATAACCGGGCATCTTAGAAGGTTTTCCTAAGCCTGACTTATGCCCGATAATATCTTTAGCTTCTTTAAGGGTTAACATTGATTGACTCCGTTAATCGTCGAGAGGATACCCGACCTATTTAAAATAACAGAACCCTACATATAGTGCAAGCTCTAATGATATTAAAATAAACCAGCGGCTCTCTGCCCGTGTTATCTTTTCCCTTGCGCCGGCCTCCGCTCTGCTATAGGCTATGGCCTGAGTGATTGACTCCGCTCAACCGGCCCGGTGCTCAACCGGGTTAGCTCCGGTGCAGTCTCCCCGATTGCACCGGAGCTTTTATTTTACCGGACACCGGAGACTCCTCTTTAAAGAGCGACCGCTGACCGCTGACCGCTTGTCAATAAATGTAACTATTTTATTTTAGTGTATTTTATTTATTGCACTATATGTAGGGTTGTGTTACTGTCACTATGTGACGTACACAAAGCGCGTCGCATCCATACAACGGAGTCAATCTAATGTCTGTTTTAAAAGTTAAAGGTAACCTCTATGTTTCTATATGGAGTCCTAAAGTAGGGAGTGTGGATATCGGTCCTGGCTACCCTATGTCTCGTGCTTCATTTGCTGACGCAGTTAGACGTGCTCGGTACCTCTGGGACGAGATTCACAAGGCAGATTCAGACTTGCTAACTCCTCAGTGCCACTCTGACCTTATGCGGGGCGGTTTCTCTATCCTCATCGATGGCACCGACGAAAGGGGCTTCCACTATACGGCCTTTGAGTGGACGCCCTGGCGTGAGCTGCCCTACTACGCCGCTAAAGGAGGTGAGTGATGCTAAAAGTTCAAGTCTGGAGCCACACCCTCGATGACTTCGACCCTTTCGTCTATGTCTGGAAAGACGACGGCTCGACTGGGGACCAGCTGGTGAGAGCGGTCCGGTGGGCTGAAGCTCTCTATAAAGTGCTGTCCGATGACCAGGTCATTCTCTTCAATGGGACCGATGAGAACGGCCACCTATACGATGCTATGGAGTGGACTCCTGGCCGCATTGTGGACTGCTCCTGCTGCTGTGATGAGGATGACCTCTGGCGCTCTGAGGCGCGTCAGATGGCTGGCATGGCCCACGGGAATCGTGGGCTGGCTGACTTCGACGGGCTGGAGCTCGACGGCCCCGACTGTTCCGATGACGATGACCACCTGTGGAGCTACCGCTAATGCCTAACTTTATCGACTATTCTAATCCGATTACTGAGGAACCCGAGTCGGATGCTGACCGCTTGCTACGCGCTATGCGAGAGCACCGCCGGGACTACATGAACGGGCGCCTGGATTCGCTGACCTGGATTCGCGCTCGCCGCATGATTATCCGGGAAGCTGAATACCTCGGGGTAACCGATGATATCATCCGCAAGTTAAGCCAGTCCTAACCGCTCCGCTCACCGGACCGTCGGCCCGTCGCTTCTACCCCGGAGCGCCGGGCTTTCCTTTACCCCGGACACCGGACCTCTCCCTTACCCCGGACACCGGACCTCTCCCTTAGTACACACCGGACACCGGACCTCGAGATAATCTCGCAAGCTCGTGAACTTTTCACCAGACATAGGAATGCCCCCCGCACCTATCGGCACGGGGGGCGGCGTCTCTATCGACTCGCGGCTATTCAGACGGGCGGATGACCTTGCATATGTAGCGGTAGCCTCCGTGCTGGTCATCGCGGCGGTCCCTCACCCGTCGGGCTCGCCTGCGGTTTGCGTACGTGGTTTCGTATACGACCTTACCCGTCTTCTTATCAACCACCACGTAGGGCGTGCGGGGGTCTATCATTGCCATCCTTCCCGACGGGCGGAGGACTCTTCCCTGTCCGCCTTCCCGTCTCTCTGGGCCTGTAGCTCCGCCTCGATGTCCGCAGAGAAGGCATCCATAACGCGCCCTATCGCCTTCCTTCCCCCGTCCGTGATGGCCGTCGCCTGGATGGCTGCCATCAATGCCCAGTGCTGTTCTAACCGCTCTAAATAGTTCATCGTGTTGACTCCGATTGATGTGATGCCTGAGTGCATCGTCAAGGCCCCCAGCCTCTCGACTGGGGACCTTTCGCTGAACTCAGACTAGCTCGAACTGAGCAAAGTCCTCCAGGCTGAACTCGGGGAGCTCGATGCCATCGACAGAGCCTCCAGTGCTGGCGAATGCCTTCGTCACTGCTGTAGCGGCGCCTCCAATCCCGAAGCTGCTGCGCGTGGTAGGCACCACGCTATGCAGAGCACCTGTCACGGACTGGAAAGCAGACGCGAGGGTGCGGTCTCCATGGGCGTCATGAAGCTCGCCGCGGGTGCAAGCTTCCCAATAGTTCAGGGCTCTGCTGTAGAGCGTAGGAGTGATGACCTTGCGGCCCCGCAGAATGCCGAGGTACGCGTAGAACATCAGGTCTGCACACGGGATGTCCGCCCACTCTTCGAGCAGGTCTATCAGGCCTCCAGCTCTGAAGGTGCACTTCCCTGACGCTTCCACCAGATGCTTATGGACATTCTCTGCTATCGCTTCTGTCTGTCGGGCTGCCCATGCATTCTGGCCGCTCATCATACCGTTGGCACAGATGAAAGTATCCATTCCATCCGCGCCACTGGGGGCGATATTCTTATTGTACGAGCCCCGCAGCACCACGCTGATTCCGTAGCTCTCGTGCAGCTGACCGCTCTTCGAGCGGTAGGGATAGACGAGCTTCCCTGCCCATTCCATGCCTTTGGCAGCCGTCGCCCACGTCTCGTATAGAGGCGCAACATCGAGCTGCTCAGCGTACAGGGAGCGAGCCAGATTGATGATGTCTGACGCAGGCACGATATTGTGGCTGACCTTGCCGCTATCCTTGAAGGTATCCTCAGGGACAGGGATAGCTGCAAGCTCCGCGAAGCTCATCCGCTTGGCACCTTTGGCACCTACTATCATGACCTGCTTGCTTGGCAGGTCAGGAAGAGGGGCCGCCTTGACTAGGGGAGTATCTCCGAGGCTGAGCTTGTACATCTGATATGCACTGCTGGGGGCTGTAGTTGTTAGGACGTTCATGATTGACTCCAGTTTGGTTGTGATGCTGAATGCATCGTCAAGGCCCCTAGCCCGAGCTAGGGACCTATCGCCACATTCAGAGGATTAAGAAGAAATAGAGACCAGCTGCGAAGCAGACAAAGCTCAGAGATAGCTCGATGTCCTTCCTCATCTGTAGTCCTCGCGGTCATCGAAGCAGGGCTCTCTCTGCGCTGCTATGCGCTTTCCTGCGTCGCATAGCTCATCCCATTGCAGGTCCGCGAGCTGCTCATAAATAAGGCCATCGTCCTCCTCATCCCCTGCGTCGTCAACGCGGGAGGCTACGACGTCCCAATCGTCTTGATAGACCGACAGGGCTAGATGGCCCTTTCTGTGCTCTTCGAGCGCATCCTGGAGAGCGTCGTCCAAGGCTTCTCTCGCCGCGTGCAGGCCTCTCTCTTGGAGAGCGCATCCGATATCGAACCCTGGTTGCTCCTCACCAGCTGGGAGGTCCTGACAGCGCACATATAGAGTGACCTTATAGCGTGGCATCAGGCACCTCCTTCTGCGCTCAGTGGCATCGAGTGAGCGCTTGCGTCCAGGTTTAGAGTGTCCTTCCATAGCAGGTCTAGCGTGCTCTCTACGTCTTCCCTCTCAGGGCTGATATTCCATACGACGCGGCGCACCGTATCGACAGACGTGTGCATCTCTCGGCATGCTTCCATGGGCGTCTTTCCGCATGTGTTCAGGAAGAGCGGCTGCCACCCTCCGATGTCTACGCGCAGGATGGCAGCCCACGGGAACCAGCGGTCCTCCGGGTCGTGATGCAGCTCGATGGACAGCCCTGAGCGAGGGCAGTGGATTGTAGAGGTAGTTTTCATGGTTGACTCCGTGGGTTGGTGCGACGCGTTCGGTGCGTCACTCCGTGACGTTAAGCCACTGCTGACGAGCCGTCAATATCAGCGAGCGGCTTAGAAGGCTATTCGCTGCACTGCGCTGTCGTCACTAAATGTCACGGAATCTCAGAGGCTGGGATAGCTTGGCGCGTCCCTCCTGTACGGGTGTTCAGTAGATTAGGGGGGCACCAGGTCGTTCGTCCCTACCATTATTTGTCCGGCTTCCCTGCGCAGGGGGAGCGCTCCTCCCCAGCTATCCTGCATCCTCATCCTCCCCGTTCGGCCCGCCCTGACCCGGCCCGCCCGGCCCGATGCGTCTCGCCATCCGATGCCACCCCCACCCCCCGCCATCGGCGCCCTCCGGGCCCCTCCGGGGGAGCCGTTTTTTCGGCGAGTATACTTTTTGAAAAGGGTTGACGTTTTGTCAACAAGGGGACCCTAAGCTGTTTATAAAAAATATCGAAAATACATTTTTAAGAACGCTTGACAGATTGTCAGCCTGCCCTATGTGTAGGTGTGTTATGCTCCTTGTCGGAGGGTGCGTATGAGCGGTAAGACAAAACCGGCCGATAAGCTGACTTTCGTGAAGGGAGACCCTGTAGCGGTGTCTGTCGAGCTGGACGATTTACTACTCGAACAGCTTGACGGTGTTGTGGCTCTGATGCGCAGCTGGCCTGCTGTTCGAGAGCTAGGTGTCGTGGTCACGCGCGAGACGGCTGCGCGTGTCGCCCTCACCCGCGGTCTTGCTTCTATGCAGGGCTCGACTGCGGTGAAGAACCCGACCAAGGCGCACAGCGCTCCGCAACCCGAGGCTCCCGAAGAGCCTGAGGAGCCTACTGGCGGGTTGGACTGCGAGTACGACGAGGACGGCTTTATCGTTCCTCCCGACGGATGGGAGCTCTCGCCCAACACGGAGCGCGTTCCCGCGGTCCATGTTCCTGCTCACGCGTACTACACGAGCCACGGCTGGGACCGCTACTGGGGCAAGAGCGGCCCCGAGGTCATGTACTTTTACTGGTCTAAGGACCCTGCCCTCCACGGGCTATCTGCCGCTGCCGGCATCCAGGTACAAGACACACCCTGGGGTCCCGGCCACTTTATCCCCCACAACTATGTACCCCCGGAGAACTGATGCCTTCTTACACCTTTAATGCGGTCGGCCCCCTTCCTGAGCTCTCTTGGTTCGAGGAGCGCTCTATCGGCGTGGCGTCTGTTCGCCGCGGCGGCGGATACGGCTCCCTCCGCCGGGACGAAGCGGTGCTCACGATCGAAGCGGACTCCCCGCTCGCTCTGGACTTGGCGGTAGATGAGCTAACTCATCGCGGTGTGAGCATGTCGGCGGCGGCCTCTGTAGCTATAGAGGCTCCTGCGGAAGTCGCGGCCCCTACGGGCGAAGCGCCCCTTGAGCTCCTCGACCTCTCGGTTAAGAAGCTCCGGGCAGCTCTCGCTACGGGCGACTATGACATGTATCTTGAAGCGCTTCTCGAAGCAGAGCAGGCGGGCAAGACCCGCAAGACTGCTGTCGAAGCGCTCGAAGAGCTAATCGCTGCTGGCTGATAGTCGCAAGGACAGCCATTGTTCTACGATGGCGTCCGCGTCTCTTCTTTCCAGGTCTAGTATCTGCATAGAACCACCGGGCACATGGGCTGTGAGAGCTCCCGTGCTCGCGATTCGTATGCATATGATCTGCGACAAGTCCATATAGGTGACTGCTCTATCGGAGCCCTCAAGGACTACGAGCGAAGAGTCGAGACAGCCAGAGGCGTCTTCTACCAGAAAGGTCTTTTGACTAGGCATTAGGACACCGCCGATTGCTGTGCAGCACGTCTAAGTCCGTCCATGATGTCGTCGAAGGACCGCACATCGCCCTTGCCCATGGCCTCTCCGCCGCTTCCAGTGCCCATGTTCATGAGGTCCACACTCGCGGGCACCTCTTCGGGCTCTACCTTCTCGGGTTCTCCGGGGACTTTGATCTCCGGGTGCTGAACACGCAGCATGGACAGAGCCACTTCGGGCTCTACGCCCATCATGGATATCTTGCAGAACGCGAGAAAAGCGTCGTCTCTGGCCTTGTCGAGAGCTTCGTCGTTGTACTCTTTATACAAGTCTGGAGCGTTCTTCTGAAGCCAGTTGTCTAGCTCCCCTGCTTCCTGATCTAGCTGGGCTTCTTGAGCCGCGGCTTCACGGGATTCGATCTCCGCTAGCTTACTCTGCGCGGCATCGCGCTCGGCTTGCAGGCGCTCCAGGTCTACGGCACCTCCAGCCTTAGCTTCTGAAACGGCCTTCTCGAGTTCCTCGCGAAGCTTCGTCTCGATGCTCTCTTTCTCGGTGCGCAGTCCATCAAGCTCTTGCTTGAGAGTGCTTATTGGATCTTCTTCTCCGTAGAGCCACTTCTGCACGCGAAGCTCTTTTGATTTAAGCTCTTCTTCGCGATCGCTCAGCGACTTCTTAGAGTCAGCGAGTCCCTGAAACTTATCGTTGTAGCCTCGCTGCCAGTTCTTATACTTGGCTTCGAGTCCTGCAAGCACGGCTCCTTGAACATCACCGGGCAGGGCTTCGAACCATTCCGAGCCCTGCACGTCGGCGAGCTCTCCGGTCCAGGTATCCGCCGAGCCGCCACTGTCTTCTGTGGTAGGTGCTGAGTCTGCCGTGGTGTCGGCGGCGGTCTCGACGGAAGGTTCTGCTGGTGTTTCGACGGGCGCCTCTGCAGCAGCACCTTCCGGGGCACTGTCTGCAGAGGGCTCGACTGTGGTGTCATCTTCGCTCATCTATCCTTACTCCTTACATCCCTGGAGGCATCATGCCTGCCGGGTCGCCCATGGGCATCTCTTCCATAGGGGGTGCTTCTTCCATCGGAGGCATACCCATGTCTTCTTCCATACCGGCGTCGGCCTTCATAGCTGCTGCCTTTTCAAGCTGCATGCGAAGTCCGAAGTCCTCGGCCAGCCTCTCGGCGAGCTCTTCTGGGGTCAGCATGGCGAGGTCGTCTCGGTCTTGAGCGGCTTCCCACAGCTCTTGAGCTGCTGCGCTGTCGATTCCGAGGGCTTCTTCGATGGGAGAGAGATCTACACCTTCCATGTTCTCTTCAGCGGGCGCCTCTTCAGCGGGCGCCTCTTCGGGAGCGGGGGCATCGCCTTCGATGATCTCGTCTGCAGCGGCGAGCATCTTCTGGATGTCGCTGTCCTGCTCCATAGTCTCGGGGGTCTCTTCCATCTCTTCGCCAGTCTTCGGGTCAACAGCCATGGGGGTCTCCTATAAGAATTATAACTAAAGACTTTCGTCTTCTTCGTGGGGTTCAGACAAGTCCGTTGCGAGCTCGAAGGCGACCTCTAAGCCGTGCATTAGACGCATTTTGTTTGGGACTTTGCATCGGATCCCCGTAGCTCTATCCTCGACGAGGAGCATATCATAGGGAACCAGTTCTCTCACGGTTCTTAGAGACCTGGGCCACAGGCGAGCACGCCGCTGGGCTTCTCTAATGTCTACTGACGTAGTCACTGTCCCCAGCCTCCGGCGTTCTTAGAGGCGGAACCTACGTTCGCCTTAGCTGCTTTCTCTGCCTTAGCGGGGTTCTTGTTCTGAGCCAGCGCTCTACCTCTGGCCTCTCGGGCCTTTGCCTCGGACTTTTCTTTTACCTCGGCGATGATAGCTGGCGTAAGATGGTTGGCCTTCTTCTGGGCCCAAGACCTGTGCTTAATAGCGTCAAGCCTGTCTCCGTGGTCCGCCTTCGACTCAACGACCTTGTTGATCGTGTGTCCTGGGAAGCGCTCTTTGATGATAGCCTCGGCGCGATCGTACTTCTCGCGCGTGTCGCAGTACCCGAGGACGCCCATGTCTACGGGCACGAAAGACTTAATCCCGTCGCCCTTGACTCCGGGGAACTCCCCGTGGGACCAGTCGATTACACGAGCGCTACCGCACTCGGGGCACGGCGGGGGTCCCGCGCTCTTCTTGTAGTACACATGACCATCTACTGTCTTACAGTCGTCACATCTCAAACCGTTTGCTACCCAACCCACTACAGTATCCTCCTCCTGGCACCTAACTGATATGAGATATCTACGCGTTCGTTTTCAGGAAGTTCTGACCACAGGCGCTGTCTCTCGTAGCTGTTTCGAACATCTGTCCGCCACATAGGGTGCGGCTTCCGAAGCTTCCACCGGTCTTTCTTATCGACGGTGGAAACCAGCGGAGCTGTCAGGGGAAAGAAGCTCTCGGCAGCCATTATTCTTGTCTCCCTGCCCAGACGACACAGACTCGCTGGGACGCACATTTAAAGTCGAGGGCTTGGCAATATCCAAGGTCTCCGCCCACGATAGCAGTTTCTGGGTCAGGCTCATCACCTATTCCCATAGCGATGCAGTCACGTGTTTGATCTGTTGTATCAAAGAAGGTGCAGTTAGCGCAGCGCATCGTCATGACGTTCTCGACGGTGTCGTTGAACTTGTCTGCGTATCGCTGCCAGAACTCTTCGTTCCCGCCTCCCTCGTCGAGACCTGGATTGGCTGGGCCATACTCCTTGGTGTCGAGAGCGTTCTGGCGGTTCTCGAGGTTGAGCTCAAGGTTCTGTGTAGCCTCGGGGCATTGATCTGCTGTCTGAGCGTCCTGCCTGAGGGCTCCCATCATCTCGTCGTATTCAGCCATTACTTCTTCTCTTTGGCTAAGGCCATTCGTTTCTTTGCAACCATATCGTAGTAGTCGCCAGAGAGCTCTTTACCCTCTTTCTTTGCCTTCTTTACTGTCTCTGCCGTGCTCTTGATCTCCGCGGCTTGCGCGGTCGCTTTCCCCTCGGACATGCCCGCGGTGTACTTGGCGGGCACTCCCTTGTCGTAGGGCTGTGTTTTCTTTGCCATGACTACCTCAGATCTGTGTCGTGTTTCTTGCTTCCCTTGATGAAGCTGTTGACACGACCCATGGCCCACTGGTGCGGTGACATGCCAGGTCGAGAGCCTGAAGAGTAGTATGCACCCATGCCTCGACGGTAGACTTTCTTCAGCTTGCCCGAGCCGATGCCAGACTCCTTGGCTTTGTTGCTAAGAGTCTTTAGGGTCTTCTCGCTGAGCTTCTTACCAGAGCCTTGAGCCTCGTCTTTGAGGTTCTTCTTTTTCTTGTCGTATTCGTCTTTCTTAGCCATTACCATTTCACCTTGTCGGCCCAGTAAGCGGCGCTCATCTTGCCTTTCTTGATGTTCTTGCCGTGGCGAGACTTGAAGCTCTTGCGCTTCTTCTTCATCTTGTCGGACTCGCCTTCCTTGGGCTTACCCGCGGTCTTGGCTCCCTGCTCACCGAAGCGTATGATCTTAAACTTACCACCCTCACACGCCAGAACCATGTGGCTCTTCTTAGGGTGGTTGGGTGTCCTCTTAGGCTTGTTACAGCCTTCGAGATTGTGCTCCGCCAAGATCTTCTTCTTGCGTACAGCGGTGTAGTAGTCGTCAGCCATTAGTACTTCTTAGAAGCTTTCTGCTTGCTCTTAATCGCAGCTACTTGTTTAAGAGCGTCTTTACGGCTCTTGACCTTGCTGTTCTTTGTGGCTTTGTATCCACCAGGTACTTTCTTAAGGGGCATCATTCCTCCTCATCTACGGGGGGACCGTAATAGTCTTCGTGGTTTGGGTCGTAACCAGGATGACCGGTGACGTTGATGACGCCTTCTCCTGCATCCATGAAGACTGACCCGTCGTCAAACTCAATCACCTCCACCCCATCAAACGCGCGGCTGGCGACTTCGTCGTAGTTATCTCGCGCGTTATCGAAGTCTTCGGCTGATGCTTCGTAGACTTCTTCGTCTGTTAAGTCTTGTCCCTCGTAGGGTCCGGCAGTGTGCGCGTAGCCAACAGCGTCGCCTTGTTTATTCTGCCGCTCGTCTTCTCTGGCCTCGGCTTCTTCGCGCATATACTGGTAGAACGGAGTGTTTAGCGCAGCCAGCTCCATCGCATCCGCGTGACTAAAGAAACTGCCTATAGCGCTTGCCTGTTGCTTCGTCAGTTGTGGGTATGCTTCAGGGGCCTGGGCTTCGCGTCTTTGTCTGTCTATTTCTTCGGCAGCGTCTCTCATGGTCCCGCTAAGCCTCTCCATCGGCACGAATACTTCGCGGGTGTCTCCTTCGTCGGCGTCTACTTGAAACAGGACGCCCTTCCCGGGAACGATGTCGCTGATGTCGCGTATTGTTCGGGTACCGTAGTCAGTCGCGACTGTGTACTTGCTGATGTCCGACTCCTCTCCCCCGATAAGATACGGCGTTCTGTTCCCTCCTCGTACCTGGGTGCCTCCGAGTCGGTAGGGTACGTCCGCTTCCTTTGCCGGCTCTACTTCGAAAGAGCCTAAGCTGACTCGTGCTTTTGGGATCTTGCCAGCTTCGACGTCGGTTAATATCTGCCGTTGCACGTCCGACAAGTCCGGGACTTCAACAACGGGCGCCGGCTGTTGTGCCGTGCGTCTCGCTTTATCGAGTGCTTCCTGCGCAGAGGGTCCTCGCCGCTCACCGGGCGCTGCCCCTGCTGGACCCTCGTACATTTGGTCTAAAGAACCCACTATCCTTCCTCTCGGATGGGCGAGTCACCGCCTGCTGCCATGCTGTCTTCTGGGGCTGCCGGCTGAGCCTCTCCACCGCCCCCGCCCATTAGGGCTACGAGCTCTGGTGGTAGGCCGCCTTCTGCTCCCATCGGCGGGCCGCCCCCGCCCGGTGCGCCTGCTCCGCCCATCGCAAGCTGCTGCGCCATCTGGGCTTCTGCTTGCGCGGCCATTGCCACATCTTCCTCGGGCATGAGAAGTCCCATCGGGAGACCGATGCCCTTCACGATCTCCTCGGTCAGGCGTCGACCGTCGACATTCGGGTCTTGCTGGAGCAGCGGGATGAGCTGAAGCAGTGTCTCTACCATGACTGCTGGGTTGGTCTTGATGGGGTTGTAGCTAACCATCTCGAAGTCTACTTCGACATCAGCGATGGTGGAGATGTCTACCGCGGCCCACTTTCGGTTGCCTGCGATACGGATCATCTTTTCGCCCTTCATGTACTTACGGCACAGGTAGAAGCACTTTGCAGCCATGTCTTCCATGGCGTCGTTGATGTGTCCTTCTCGCGTGGCCAGACGGTTCTTCATCTGGGCATCGATGATCGCCATTTCCGTAGCGGTTCGAGCTCCGACCACTTGCCCGCGAGCAGCTTCAGCCAGCGCCGAGATGAACGCGGCGTCGTCTTCTTGCCGGGCTACGAAATCTTTCACGCCCTGCGGGTTCTGCGGGTAGGGCATCTCGTAGAACAAAGATCCCAGTGATCGCAGTGCTTCGGAGTTTTGCGGGGCGATGCCCACGAAAGATCCGGCTGATGCGGCTACTGCCTTGTTTAGATCTTCCTCACTAATGCGCCCGGCGTCGTAGAGGACTCTGGGAATCATAAGATAGGTGATACGCTTCATATGCGTAAGCAGATCGTTAACCGTCTCTTGCTGGGTCAAGACAAGCTGTACTTCGCTCAGCCCCAGACAGTCCACGCCTGACTGGTTGAGGCTGAACATGGAGTAGGGGATGTAGTCAATGTCGTCTTCGAACACGACCTTGTCGAGCTGCCTAACGTAGTGCTTGACCTTGTTGGTCTCTCGATCGTAGTACTCCCAGACTGTGATCCACTCGAAGGCGTCGCGAACGGCGTTGGTTTCACCGCGCTGCTTCGAGCCGAGCATCCACTTCGGGAAGCGATCTGGCTGAACATCGTCCAGCTTCGCGTCGTAACGACCAGACTCCACACGGGCTTTGAACTCGGAGAAGGGGACGACGGTGGCTTCGAGCCAGTACTTAATGTCGTCAACGTCGCGCACAGTAAGATCGAAGAACACCGTAGAGGGATCGCAGACCTTCACTACGGGCCTATCTTCTGTCTTGTTCCAGCTGGTCTTGAAGATGCCTCGCTTACAGAGAACAGCGTCGATCAACGCTGTTGCTGCGCGTCTCCGCATGCGGTTGGAGCGGAAGACGTACTCGAGAAGTCCTGTTACGGACGGCGACTGGTCCTGGCTACGGGCGTTGCGCGGGTTAGCTGCCACCTGGGGGTTGGGTCCCAGAAGAGCAGAAACCGCAGTATCTGCGATAGCATAGATAAGATTCTTAGAACACAGGTGAAGGTTCGTGTTCGTGTCGAGGTCCGTAGACCGCTGCGTCCAAAAGTCTCCCCGGTAGTACCGACGGGCCTTGTCGAAGATCTCCTTCTCCTGGCCCTTGTAGAACTCCAGGTGGCGATCGATAAGAACGGAAAGCTTAGGCATTCTCTTATCCTACGACTCGGTGGCTTTCTTAAGGGCAGTGGTAATCCTTCCTCGCCTGCCTACCGCCTCTTCTACCTTGGCCTTTGCCTTTGCAAAGTCTGCTGCGGCGGTGCCAGAAAACATTTTTCCGCCGTGGGTCTTCTTTGGGTCTTTCTTCTCTGCCATGGTTACATCCAGTTCCTCGGGGGAGGCTTAAAGAGGTTTCCTGCTTCTTTAGTAGACTTGCGCTTGTAGCGGTCCAAGTCTCCTATAGTCAGCTGCCCAGCAGGGCGCTGGTCTATTTCCGGTTGGATATTAGCGCGTGTGAAGTGTCTGCGCGAGAGAATGTCCGCCGCCATGATAGCCGTTCGGGCACGGTCGAAGTGATGCGTGGTACCGTCTTGGCCTTTTACGCGCTTATTATTAGTGCCGTCGTAGTTAACGAGTTGGTGCAACATGCCTCGGGAGATGATGTCTATCTCTTCTTCTCGCAGTAGCTGGACGAGCATCGCTTCTGCTTCCTGAATCCTCTTGGAGGTGGCGTACCATCCGGGGTGGTTCCGATTCGTCCACAAGAGGCTCGGGCACTTCTTGTCTTTAAGAATGGCAATACAGGCCATAGCGTTGGACTCTACGGCTATTAGAGCTCCGTTGTAGTGTCCTTGCACCCGCATTAGTCTTGCGGCAAACCGTCCAGGGTCTTCTCGATCTTCCCAGAAAGCTACCTCTTTTCTTGTAACAGCGTCCCAGACAGTCAGCGCGCTCTTATCTCCAGAGCGACCGTAGCCCGCGGGGTCAGCCGTAATCAGGTAGGAGCTGTTGTTTTCTGGCATGTCTATGACGCAACAACCCAGCGGGCCCTCAGGGGGATCTGGCTGAGACTTCGCCAGCAGCGGCTTTAAGACGTCAGCGGGCATGACGGGTGCGAGAGAGCCTAGCCAGCCATCATACGGGTCGGAAGGGTACTTTGCGCAGAATAGCCGGGAGTCTCCTACGAACTCTGTGTTCAGAGCGCTGCGTCTGAAGGCCATGTTCTGAAGAGTCATGCCGTCGTGCTGCGACATGTAGGTCTCTTCTTCAGAAGTGATGTCGGAGAGCGGAGCCTCTATGGCACAGCTGTTGTCCTTCCACCAGCTAAGAAACACGGGGTTGAAGCGACTCTTTCCCTCCAAGGCCATCTGCCACATGCGCTCGTGGTGCGAGCCTGCACGGCCAGGCGTCGACTCCAGTATGACGCGGGCATTGGGTCTCTTATTGACTGTCGGGAAGATATTGATAGCGGCCTTCTGCTGCCACTGTGCCTCACCAAACTCGGTGATGACGAGACGGTCGATCGAGCGACCGATGGCTGGAGAGCGTCCGCCGGCTGTGAGGACCTTGATTCCTCCGCCGTGGCAGAAGTGCATCTGCGTAGTTCCTGCCTTCCTTCCCTTAGCCAGGGGCACGCGGACGTCGTCGGGGAGTCTTTTATAGGCGTATAAGATACGCTCGAAGATGTCTTCGGCTGTGTCTTGACGCTCTGCGATAAGCAGCCCCTTGACTCCTTCGAGGTACATGCAGTCGCGCAGCAGGAGCATGACGGAGATTGTGGTAATCTTCGCCTGGCGGAACTTGTTGACTATGTTCCAGCGATGTTCGTGATACGCGGCGATTAGCTGTTGCTGTGTGCTGGTAGGGGTCAAGAAACCGCTGGACTCGTCTTCTCTGACAATCTGACACATCGACACGAAGGCGTCGTAGGTAGCGAACATCGCCCGCACCTTGGACTGATTTAGTGATGCGTGTTGCGTGAGCTTTGCGCCATTCGGAAGGGCTTTTAAATCCATGTGGGTACCTTAACATGATATAAGAGATCGAGAGAAGGAGCTGCTATGGCTATAAGCCCTGAAGTTTTGAACACTACCTATCCAAACCCTGGGCTCAACCGGGCGGATTGGCGGAAGAAGAACCTGAAGAAAGTGGCTAAGAAGCTTCGCGCTAATGACCCTATGACGATCAAGAGCGGTCAGAAGCTGAAGACTTATTAAAATAAAACTACTAAATAGTTGCATCGATTATTTGAACGGTGTAGATTTTCCACAGCACCCGAAGTGTCGTTGAGTAGCCCGTAAGGAGCTCAACATAAAGGCGCATGCGGGCAGGCAAGACAGCCCGGTCAGTTATGACTTTCAGGTTTTGTTTCTCGACTTCAAAGTCGGGGCGTAGAACTCGTTGTGAGCCTGCCGTCCCGCATTTCAAAACAAGGTGCATTAAATGTCCATCTCAACCGAAGTATTGAATACTACGTTTGCAGACCTTCGCGGTCCGCTCGTAAATTCTTTTGTTCGGAGCAATGAGCTGTTCGATGCGCTGAACACCAAGGCTCGCATGCCCATGGAAGGCGGCTCGTTCATCGAGCGTTCCTTCAGTGGCGGTGCTCCAGCTCGCGGTGTCGGTGTATACGTCGGCGATGAGCTCCTCAACATGACCCGTCGCCAGCAGGTGAAGAAGTTCCAGGTGGAGCCTCATCGTCTCGTTGTCGCCGTCAACATCCCCAAGAAGGAACTCCAGATGAACAGCGGCAAGCTTGCTGTGGTTCGTCTTATCGAGGAGTACCCTCAGACGGTGATGGAAGGCGTCAAGGCTGACATCAACGCTTACATGCTTACCGGCGCTAGCCGCGGCATCGTGTTCCAGACGGCTGAGCTGAAGGGTCTTATGACTCTGAACGGTCAGGTGTCGAGCGGTATCGGAACTGGTGTGACCAATGGTCTACTGGACTTTGATACTCCCGCTAACCAGACGGACACGGTTCAGAACGTGGCAAAGAGCTCCAGCTATTTCCACTTCAACCAGAGTGCTGACATCACCAGCTGGGCTAGCCACGGACTGACTCGTTTGCGTCAGGTTTACCGTCAAGCTGCTCACTATGCTGGCGGACCTGGCAAGGGACCAGATCTCTGCATCATGGATGATGACACTTACGCCAACTTCGAGGCTTTCAAGCGCGATGCAGTCCGCATCCAGCTTATCGAAGACAAGACCGAGAAGAGCAACATGCTCGGACTGGACCTTGGTGTGGCTAAGGTGTACTCCTCCCTGGACTTGGATCGGACCGCTTCGACCTTCTCTGGCGTAGCTAGCGACGGCGTTGCTTACATCCTCAATACTGACTACATCGAGATGCCTATGCACGAGGCTCCAAACATCAGCGAGTTCAAGGAACGAGTTGGTGACCAGGACGTCGTCACAGCTATCTTCTCGATGCAGGCCAACCTTATCAGCACAAAGCTTCCGGCACAGGGTGTCGTGAGTGGCGGCGCTAGCGCTTAGGAGGTCATTATGGGAACTGTGAAAACTGACGCCCTTTCGGCAACGTACACTTCTGAGGCTTACCCCGTGGGTACTCGGTATGTGCAATCTGCTGACGAGGTAAACGCAGCCAACTCGACTCACTACGGTGACCGAGAGTGGATCTTCGTTTACAACGACGACTCTTCGGCTTTCGCTGAAGGTAACGTGATCATGCTGGATAACAGCGATTACGCTCCCTTCCACGGACTGCTCTCCACCGCGACACTGCATGTGTATCGGATTCTTGGAGTGGCGGCTCATGCGATTGCTGCAGGTTCTTATGGCTGGATTATCGCTAAGGGTGCGGGTGAAGTTCAGTGTGACGGTGGTGTTGCTCAGGGTGACCGTTTGGTTGCTCATGCAAGTACCGCGGGTATCGCTGATACAATCACTCTGAATGCCGATGCAACCACCGACAACCTTGAGTGTGTCTTTGCTATGGCTCTTGAAGCCGATGCAGGGTCTTCTGCGGGAGACAAGGCCACTTGCTGGATCAACGGTGTGTGGTAGTTAGCTGATTCGTGATACATTAGGGTCGGGGCTCATTGGGCCCCGGCCCTTTTCTTTGGAGGGAAGATGGACGTATCTCTTGGAGCTCTTCGCGAGCGTCTTCTGGAAATGCGAGCGTGGGATAGCTCTGGGTCTACGTTCGACAAGCGGGTTCGCTCTGCTTTGAACGTGGCTCTAGATCGTCTCGCGGGGGACGTTCCTGAAGCGCTTGTTCCCGACGAAGAGCATATCGTTCTGAACAAAGACACGGTCAGCGGAGATCATAACCTGGCGATTAACTACTACACAGATGACCGTATGCTCAAGATTACGGACACCGCTGGAGTCAATCTCGGCAACGCCTCCGTAAATGCAAAAGCGGCTACCTGGTACAGCAGCACGTTCAAGTCCGATGGGACTTGGGACGGCATCATGCACCTGGAGGTAAAAGACACCGCGGGCACTTGGCACCGCAGGCAGTCCCGAGAGTGGTGGGTAGACGGAGAAGTTGTCTACGTTTCCATCGACAGGCCTTGGCCTAATACGAACACGCTGATGACCTTTAGGATCTATCAGCCCGAGTTCTTCGTCAGCGACGATGTGATGCGCATTCTCGAGCCCATGAGGTTGTACGACAACACTCGTCAGCAAGTCTGGGCTATCGACACAGCGGGCGCCTATAGACAAGACATGGTGGATTTCCAGGGAGAGAGCACGGGCCGCCCCTATCGATTCTACCGCAACAGACATTTTCAGGTACAGGCGCCTCGTCGTGCTGCGCTGGCGCGTTTCCATCTGAAGTGGAACGGTCCCTGGCAACAAGGAAAGTTCTCCTTTGTCTACACCTATGTGTGGGGCAAGAGGGACGACGAGTGGCAGCAGTCTCCGATGGGGACGAACGACCCTGTCTGGGAGAGCGCGCCATCGCCCGTGAGCAACGAGGTTGATCACGACTCTTTGAGCAGTGTCGGTAAAGCCATCAACATTCAGATGACGAACATCGATCAGATGACTGGCTTTGGGGTCACGGGGACTACTCGTAGATCTCACTCAGGATTCCGCCTCCGTATCTATGTTGCGCGCACGGACGTGAAGGAGTTCGGAGGAACAGCCACGGGATACAACAACGTAGAGAAGTCAGGTGTTTATTACTTTCTCGCGGAGATTGACCCTGAGGACGTTACCCCTGACGCCAGCTATACGTGGGACGGCAGCGTCGTCCCTGACTACTATCGTCCGCTGAAGCACTCCACTGGGTACTACGCTTATAAGCCTTACCCTCATCAGGATGCTCGCTACGAGATCGACATGCGTGTCCTTAGGCTTCCGCCTAAGTTCATAGACGATCAAGACACCGCGCCGATTCAGCGAGACTCCGTGCCGGCGTTGTTGGAGCTGTCTCTATACTACTTGTGTCTTCAGGACGGTGTAGACCAGAACGGCGCGCAGATGCACCTAAGAAGGTACGAAGAGCTGGCTAAGAAGTACCGTTTGAACTACGCTACACCAGGCAGGATTGTGGAGCCGGTGCCTCTCGGGGGACACTCCGGCAGAAGTCGATATGGTGTCTTCAGCACAAGCGACACCTGATTTCTTGTTATGCTTGCTGTGCGCAATGACGCATTAATCAAAACCAGAGGAACGAATGTCTAAGCAAACGCAGGGATTGACTGCAATCCCGAGGCCCCAGCTGGGCGATCTAATGTATCGCCACACCCTTATTGGTCTTCGGGAGGAAGCCATGGTGGTGAGTATCAGCGGGCCAGAAACAGATCGCAGCATGTGGTCTTCTGTCATGATGACCAAGAACGGGGTCGAGTTCGTCGGTTCCGATCAAGAGCACCGAGGTAAGTACGACTGGGTACCGCTTTCTTGGCAGTATGACGAAGAGCGGAAGGCGTGGGTTTTGCCTAAGAACGCCGAGCAAGCTGTGTCGGATGCAAAGGCTGTAGATGCCAAGGACTGGGATCTACCTACTCCTGTAGCGGGCGAGAGGTACATGACCTGGAGGGCTCGTGCTCTTCGAGAGGTTCCTGGTCTTCGTGGAGCATCTGGAGCAAAAGACATCTTGTCGGACGCCTGGAAGGAGCGCGAGCAAGCCGCTCCTGCTAAGTAGGTAAGATAAATGGCAGGACCTGCGAGCAACCAACCGATTAGCTTTATCGTCCCTGCGGGCGAAGAGCAGGTCCTGTATTCTGCCAGTGCGCTGTCTTACAAGGTTCAGAACCTGGAGCTGACTCCCGAGGGGACGCTCCGGTCTGTAATCGGCCCTACGCGCTACGAGCCTGATAGGACCGAGGATGAGGAAGGCACGACGCACGGAGCTCCGCACGGAATCTATCATGCGGGGCTCCTCGGCGGGATAGCCGATACCTTGATCGTTCGCATGGGGACAGAGCTCAAGAGACACGAGGGGTGGTCTCGGAGCTTTCGCACCTTGGTCACAGACCTGTCGAACGAGCACAGACCGATATATCCAGACCAGTTTACAATTCTAGGAAACGTCATCATCTGGACAAACGGCATTGACCGAGCCAGAGCTATTGCTCACGATGGCATGGTGGTGCCTCTGGGTTTCGACCAGGCTCCGGGCCCTGCCTTTACAGAAGGTCCCCAGCAGCCTAACCCTACAGACAGAGACACACTCTACTCAAATGCGCTGGGTTATTCTTGGCCGGGAAAGATCGGCACTATAGGGGATGTCCTTGACGGGCAGACGGGAGCTCTTCTTGCAGGTGGTTGGTATTACTACGTGCAGTGGGAGGACGTCTTCGGAAATCTTTCCGCGCTCTCTGCGCAGAGCGCCTTGGTTTCTGTAAAGACCCTGCAGGCAGATCCCTACACCGAAGGCTCAGCTGCGCTTGCCACGGAGATTGACGACCTGACCAGACAGTTTCTGGTAAGGGTGTCTGGTGATGCGCCCGAGCACGCAGTGGCTTTTAGACTGTACAGAACGCCCGACGTTAAGAACAAGAGCGTAGTTCCCCAACTACTTGCTCGGGTTTCGGGCAGCAAACAGTTCTTCTACCCAGACAACCTTCCCGATGCCGCCTTAGGTCCTGTTGCTCTTGAGACCGTGCCAGTCCCCGTGTTTCGCGTCATGTGTACACACCAGGGACGTCTTGTCATAGGGAACACGGTTGACGATCCTGGTGTGGTTCGCCGCTCACAGGTCGGTCTCCCGGGAACCTTTGCTGCGCAAGATTGGATCTACCCCGACTCCGGCGGGTCGGAAGTCACAGGGCTCGCCTCCCATAACGGTAAGCTTATTGCTTTTACCGAGAGCAGTACCTACGAGCTGGAAGATTTTGCTATACCTGTGCCGCTCGCTCAGGGAATCGGGTGTGTCGCGCCTCGATCTATAAAGGCGCTGCCCGACGGGACGTTGATCTGGCTTTCTCGCGACGGCTTCTACGGAATGAAGAACGGTGTGGTCAAGCACCTGAGCCGATCTATCAGCAGGACCATACGCAATTACATCAACAGGACGCGTATGCGGATGGCCGTGTCTGTGATAGATCCAACGAGTGGAGAGTATCGTTGTGCATTAACTCCTGCGGGAGATGTGAATCAGTCCCTTCTTCTCTGCTTTGACGGAGCCCACTGGAAGCGCCAGAAGCTCGGCCTCCACATTGCCGACATCTGTCAGACGGATGACTACAGGCAGTTCGTTCTGGCAGCAGGCTCGCATCGGAAAGGCGCTGTCACGACAATAAAATCTGCTGCTCAAGTGGGCTCAGATAACTTCGAGCTCTCAACGAGTGTGGAGACCGTTGTCATAGACAAGAACGAAGTCTATGTCATGGACCGGGCAACCTCCGCTTACAATCCTCCTGATAGAGAGATTATCTATCGCTCGGGTTGGATGCGCGGCGACAAGGTCGGTCTTACGCCGCTGCACATCCGTACTATGTACCTGGGTTTAGTAGACGCCTGGAACGGGAAGTTTACTATTCGATTCTACAGAAACGGTTCTTGGGCGGATGTTGTCAAGATGGAAGACGTCTTGTCCATCGGCCTGGATGACGAGACGGGTGTTGTCGATGACATCACGGGTAAGGCAGTGCTCGGAGCAGCCAAGACACATGACCCTCGGTTGTTCTGGAGGCAGGTCCCGGTTGGTTTAGAGAACGCGTACTCCTGGGCTTTCGAGATAAGCGCGGACTTTCCTACCCGGCTGCACATCGCGTCGTTTGTTTTTGATATTACGACAGCCACGGCAGGTAATGTTCGCGGTCGAGTGCCTAAGCGCGACGATGTCTGAGGAGAAATAAGATGCCTTACATTTTTCCTAAAAGACAACTGCGAGCTCCTGATGTCTTAGATCCAACAGAGCTGAATGAGGACTTCATTCCTGCTGTTGAGGTCGTGTGCGGCAAGCTAAACGCGCACAACATCGAGCAGACGTCTTCGCTTACTCTTGAGACGGACGGCTCCTCCACCCCTTACTACAAGTACTACCTGTCCGAGCAAGCTGCCGATCCCGGTTTTGGAGCCTCGGGGGCGCACACGCCGCCACGAGCGTCGGCTACTGATTATGAGCACATTATCAGAAACGACATGGAGTGGGACGCGATAGACTCGATGCGCGTTTCAGCAACAACCGGACTGTCCACGCTCTGGGTTACCGGTAGGGTCCAATATATCTGGTTGGGTTTTACCGCAGAGAATACCGAGCGAAGAACGATAACGGTGATAAACGCGGACGGTGACAAGGAAGCACAGTTAGTGTCTAGCACTATATCTGGACACCGGTGGAGTAAGGGAACAATACCCTGTCGTGTGCAGTTTGCTGTTCGAGTAAACGGGGCTGTCTTACCTCACACTGTTACAGGCAAGATCAATCCCTTTGAGCCTTCCGTGTTACCCGTGAAGGCTTTAAGTCAGCGCGTAGCCTCTTTGGATTCAAGCGGTAGCGCTGTAGCCGGTTCCCGGTTTCCTGGGCCCGGCATGGAGTGGGATAGCCAGGCGACTGCTTGCGGACCTGAGGTTTGCTCGATTCGTATAGGGACGGCGGTAGTTGTCCAGCCTGGAACGCACACGGTAGATATTGTAGCAAGAAGGGTCCCTCCTGTGGGCCAAGAGGTTTACTCAGGAACTGGCTTAGAGGACACGTCGAAGTGGGAAGAGAACTACGTCGCTGTCTTTAACAGATCGTTGTTTGTGCTGGACGTTCCTACCTTTCCTCCCACAGCTTCTAACGTAGTCAGCACGGTGGCAGACACCTTTGATTCTGAGGAGACGATCAGCGCAAAGAGCCTCGGGTTAAATAAGATAGATGTTGCTCGGGACGCTCTGAACTCTCTTGAGGCAGGCTCTTTAGCCCGTGGGGCTTTGTGCAGAGATCACTTGCCTTCTGCTGTCGTAGCAAAGGCGACAACAGCGGTGACAGGAGACCCGGTGTCTGTGTCTGCCGACTACCCCGGCTGGTCCACAGCGACGAAGACTACCTCCAGCTCAGGGACAGGTTGGTATCTCCTGCGTGACGCGAGCTCTAATCAGCTTAAGACAAGCGTAGGGTTTTCCTTGGACACAACGTCTGTGTTTATTGTATTAGGAAACGCACACGTTCAGTCTCTACGAAACTCTACAACTAGCTCAGACCTGAACGAGTTCGGGTCTCTTGTTATTGGCTACGAAGACGCGGGCGGTGGTTTTCACATCATACCTGTTAGCGAGGCGTACATTAACCACTACGCAGCTCTGCACGGTTTAGTATCGACTGACCCTGATCATACTTTTAAAGAGCAGATCGACGTTCCGCTCTTTGCAGCTATCACCTCGGCGGACGTGTCTGCCGCAACGGGCGGCTCCGCTGTATCGCACTTCGGCATCTACGCAGCGACGATGTCTGACGTCGGTCAACCCAAGCTGATGTTCCGTAGAGGTAACCTCAGCGTCATTCAGGTCATGGTGTGATATGACGGTTATTACTCCGTATAACTACGTCGACGGGAACGTCCTTGACCCTGACGGGCACAACGACAACGTGTACTCGAGGCAGGCAGGAAGGGGCATCCAGTCAGAAGCTAATGGCGGTCTGAACTCTTTTAAGGCGGACTTTGCTGTTAAGAAAGAACATGTCTGGCCTGAAGAGGCCGTGCGTATACGACAAGACTCTGCTCTGGAGACTATAGATATCTTCAGCGACGCTCACGCAGACTCTGGAACTGCGAAGTACCGCGTAGTCGCCGGGTGTGCGGTAAAAGTATACGTGCCCTACGCGGCTACCTTGGCGCTTTGGGAGTGGTCTGTGTTTATCAGCCAGGCCAGGTTCTTTGTTCATCTTCAGGATCAGGTGTTCAGCCCAAAAGACGACGGGTCCGTGGCTGTTGCCGCAGTAACGTCTGAGCCTAACATTATCATTCGAGCTCGTTTGACGGACAGCGCTGGCACAGTGACGAACCTCCCGCACTCTAAGAGATTGTTAGCACAGACTATCGGGTTTGATGACAAGTCTCCGTCCGGCTCTCTTCCGGATTCTTACGAAGATAGAGCTGCCCTGCACTTTGGAATGCACCATCTTCAAGAGTCTGTGGCCGCGGGGTGGCATGAGCTTTCTCTGACTGCTCATCAAGAGTTTGTAACTCACGAGGTAGACGACGATTCCCGAGAACTGTTCCAAGCAGAGCTTGCGCGCTCTAGAGGGCAGACCACGGTTAATAGAGATCACGTCTTTTATCAGAGAGCTAGCTTCGGTATTCGAAACGCACGCGTGCTCACTCTTCTCTAATCGAATACAATATATTTCCTGTTGGAGGAGAATATGCCTATTACTGCTGCGACTGTAGGAACTATCGCTGCCCTGGGGGCGGCTGAGGCGGCTGCTCCGTTAATCGGGCAGGGGATCGCCTCTTTAGGAGCTGCTGGGAGAGAGCGTCGAGCGATGTTTCGTGAGGCGATTGCTCGCAGGCAATCGGGTAAGTACGGCATGTCCCGTGCAGAAAAGGACCAGCTTCAAGAGGACCTTGCGGGCACTCCCTCCGCGGGAGACACGACGGGTTCCGTCGGTGTAGGCGTCGGTCCATCTGCTGGTCGCTTAGCGGCTGCTAATCAAGCTAAGCTTCGCGAAGCTATGGATATGCGAGCCAAGGCGCGCGGCAAGGTTAACGAGCTGTCTCAGCAGAGGGCACTTGCTCAGAAGACAGCAGACGATCAGTTGATTAATCAGCGTGCGCTTGATGCGCAGAAGCTCGGCGCAGCGATCGCAGATACTGCAGTAGCCGCCGGCACAGGCGCTTACGCCGACGTTAAGGAAGGGCGAGAAGCTCGTGCGAGACAAGGGGTCGAAGCTATCCTTGAGCTAGACCCCGCTGCGCAGGCGGCAGCAAAGACCGCGGCGAGTACAGCGAGAGCCGTGGGAGGAGTAGGGTAATGTCTGAAGTAGACAGGCTAAGGCAACAAACGTATGGCGGAAGCGCTTCGACTCCCGACCCATCAGATAGGTCTGTTGGCAGGTACGACCCTGAAGTAGGGAAGTCGATTCGGAAGCTGGAAACTGAACAAGGAAAAGATTACGCGAGGCTTGAAGAGGGCGTCACGGAAGCTGAAAAGGATGTTCTCGAGGCTCAGGTAGATCTGGCCCAAAAACTTCTCGATCATAAAGCTGCTTTAGAAAGTCTCGCTCAGAAAGATTCGGAGGACTATAACGACAACGTCACTAAGCTCAAGACGGAGCTGATTAAGGCTCGTGCGACTTTAGCAGACAAGCGCACTGCTTGGAACACAAGAGCTGTTGACACAGCAAGAAGAGCCGGGTCTGACGCATCTGTTGCAGGCAAGAACCCTGCCGCGGCTGCTTGGACCTCTGTTTCTGACGGACTTGTAGGAGATCAAAGCACTACGGTGTTAGATCCCCAGCTTCCAAGAACTCTTAACGATATCAAAGCCGCTTTTCCTTACGGCGTAGATTTCGACAGCAATTTTAATTTAATTAGCTGGGGGTCTATTACAGATTACACGACCCGTTCGTCCATCCAGGCTCTTTTGGAAAGAGCTCAAAATGTAAAGCTTGGTTTAGACGACGCTGAGAGCTCGTACAATGATTTTGAAAGACAGAGAGGTGAGTTAGAAACTCTGCTTGCTACGCCCACCGAGACTTACGGCGCTACGCCGGAGTCACGGAAAAAGCACTATGAGGATGTAACAGAGCAGTACAACAAGCTGTACAACGCTATTATCGGCACAGACCCTTACGAAAGGGCTCGGGATAGGCTGTATAGAAAAGAAGACGAGCAGTACTTTACAACGCAACGAAGAATTCGACTTGACAAGCTGTACGACGTCTACACGGGAGGCGAAGGCACCGCTTCTGCCACCGATAAGCTGAAGCTGGGTCAGGCCATACAACGTCTTGAGCAGACAGGTTGGCGCGCAGATAATCGTCCTGGTGATAACGTCGGTAAGACATTTGACGACACCGGCGACGGCGTCGTAGATCGATACATCGCGACGCCCGATGACCTCAAGGCCATCCTTGAGTGGGATACTCAGAAGAACCGCGGCGCGGGCAAGTACGGGGTTAAGCGGGGTTCAACAGGTTCCTTAGTTCGTTTCGAGGTGAAGGCTACGCCGCAGCAGCTGGCTTCCATACGAGATGAAGATAATCAGTACTATTACGTTGTCGGGGAAGACGGCCAGAAATCTTACCTGTCGCCGTCGGAAGCCAAGGCTGTGATGGCCGCTGCTCCCAAGCCTGCTCAGGCTCGAGCAGTAAAAATCACGGTAGAAGGGCGAGAGCCGATGAGCGGCATCCGGCTCCCCAACGGCCAAGTTATGGTTTACAAAGGCGACAAGCTCTCCGAGATTCCGTCTGCAGCTTTAAAGAGCGCTACTGTAGAAGACGTCGGTTGGTATTCGTCAGAGCAGACCGTGGCGCTGCAGTCTAGCAGCCCGCCGGCACAGGCAGATCTTGTTAGAGCCGATTCTCCTGAGCCGGTCTCTTCTCCTGTTCAGCGGACCCCAGAGGCTCCTCCTACGACGTTTACTCGCGAAGGCGAGAAGATGAAGATCCATGCCACCGACCAGATGACGTACCCTGCGGGGTCGATTCGTCTTCGCGGTGGGGAGACCATCTCTGCAGATCAAGTCGTGGGTCCCGTCCAGTTGTTCGCTTCTCTCACGCAGGACTTTGGGCTCACAGGAGATCAAGGCTCTTATGCGAAGTGGAAGGGTCTTCAGGCTCAAGGAAAGGTGCGTGAGTTTGTCTCTGGCGGAGCTCTAAGCAGGGGTCCTATCGCTTCTCGCATCCTCGGCGGGCTCCAGTTTGACACCTACGGAGTAGCGGGTAGACAAGCTCTTGACAGTATTTTCGGGAGACAACCGAGTGCTGAAGATCGCCAGTTCGTCGAAGACCCGTCCGCTGTGTCCGAAGAAGACCTGGACGAGGCAGCCGGGCTTACTGATGAAGCGCCCGCAGGCGAGACTCGAAAGGAGCGACGTTCTCGCAAGGAGGAGATGAAGGAGCAGATGCGGCGCAGCGCAGAGAGGGATGAGTTGCCTGAAGAAGCGCTTGAAGAACTCCCTGAGCCTGTTGAGCCCGTCGACTTTGAAGAAGGAGAAGACGCTCCTCGTGCAGACATGTTGACTGAGCCTCGTGTAGACCCTGACGAAATCTCAGTAGAAGATTTAGCCCTTACAGAACAAAGGGTTCCTGAAGATACGATGGCTTCTCTTGCCACAGATGCCATGGCTAAGAAGAAAAGAGAAGAAGAAGCGTTGGAGGTGCCGCCGGCACGATCGTCGGTAGGTGAGCTAGACGAATTAGACGCTGCCGCTAAAGAAGACGCTCGTATGGCGGCTATAGAAGAAGGTCGTGAACTGGACAGGGCTTATAGCGAAGCTTTAGCCGATTGGGAAGCAGCTGGTTCAGACCCGGCCACGAAGCCTAAGAGACCCGTTAGTGTGGTAGATCCTGCGCCAGAGCCCTCTGTAGAGGAGTCCGAGGAGCCCTTTGTTCCTGCTGAAGAGCCTATCGGTGACGTGCCGGAGGAGACGCCACGAGCTCCGCTGACAGAGAGACAAAAGAGGAAGGCGGCTCGTATTCTTAAGAGAGGCGATCTTCCTGTCATCAAAGGAGAGCCTGGGAAGCCTGCTATGAGCGACGAGGAGGTGCGAGCGGCTCTTGAAAGAATCGATGCTCGCCCTAAGCTGCCTCCAGGTTCTTTAGATATAGAGAAAGACTTTAGTGACCTGGACGAGATGGAGACGGCCTTTGGCACCACGCGCAAGAACCCGTCTCCAGGTCTTCGTGCTTTGATATCTTTCGGTGATAAGATCAACAGCGACAAGACCTTGGCGGAGAGGATGAGGGCGAGCCGCGCCAAGAGTCCTACGGCTAAGATAGACGCGGGTGATGAAATCGTGCCCTCTGCAAGCGCTACTCCGGTCAACCCTGATAAGGGATCGACGGTTCAGGAAGAGGAGGAATAACCATGGACGAGGAAACGACAGACGAGGGCGGGGCAACGGCAGGGGCAGGGGCAACGGATGCCGCGGAGCTCCTTGACTTTTGGGACGATGTTCCCCTTTACGAAGATACGTCTGACACTGTCGATCCGTCTGTCGGTACGGACACGCCTGTCGACCCGCCTGCCACCGCTCCTGTCGACCCGCCTGCCGATAGGCGCGCGCCCGCCGCTCGACCTTCTGGCCAAGCAACAGGCGGACGATCGCTTCCTTCGCAGCCTGCCGCTCCTGCCGCCGAGCCTGCCGCCGCCGCCGCTCCTGCCGCCGAGCCTGCCGCCGCCGCCGCTCCTGCCGCCGAGCCTGCCGCCGCCGC